GCCGGACCTCGTCGATCCACCAGAGGTGGATCAGCGAGAGGAGCACCCACGAAGTAGGGAGCCCCATGAGGGCCCCCCGCTTCGACAGGACGAGCTCGCCCCCGTAGTCAAGGTACTGGGGTCCTGAGAGGACCCGGAGCACAGAGATTTCTAGGGGGGAGAGCCGCCCTGACTCCTCGAGGCCGTCGACGACGGCAGCGAGGAGGTCGAAGGGTAGTAGGTCCGTTGCGCGGGTGAGATCAGTGGAGACAAGAACCTCCGCATGACCGCCCTCGAACAGGCCTACAAGCTCCGTGTCCGGCGCCCCCCGCAAGGGGGCGTAGGTGCCGGGGGTGGCTCGGAGTGCGGACAGAAGCCGCTTCCGGACCGCGTGGCCCAGAACTTGGGCCCACGCTGGGCCGACCGTCACTACGCGGGTTTTCACCCCACGCTCGCTCAGACAAGTGACCCTGTGCCTAGGCGTAGGGTTCGAGGCCATCTCCCGGAGGGAGTGGGCCACGAACCTCGCGTCTAGGCCAGCGATGGCTCCCGTCTGGTCCGTTGAAAGGCCGGACGGGAGGTCATCGAAGGCGCAGGTCGAGAGGAGGTGCCGAAGGAGCCCTCCGCGTCCGCTGCCTCTCTCGAGGCAGGAGGACGCGGTGGGCCAATCCGGGAGCCCGAGGGGCTCCTTTGCCCTCGGCACCTTCCGTCTCGCCCACGTCTTGGCGAATGAGCGTGCGCGGGTGAGTAGCTCGCCATCCGTCGCGAACGCAGAGGAGAGGTCCTCCCTATGCTGCAACAGAGCCGCAATGCGGGCCTCGGCAGGAGCAGGAGGCAGGGCCCGGCCGATGAACGAGAGTTGGGCATCCTCCTTCCCCCCGTCTTCCAAGATCCAACGGGTGCGGTGGGAGGAGCTCCTCTCCTTCAAGGCCTTCAGCCCTGCCAGGTCCTGCCTGACCGAGGCAGCTGTTGCCAAAGCATAGAGAGGACTCGCCTCTGCATGGCGACGGGGCAGACCAAGCGCCGCGTATGCAGCCCGGACCGCCCGCTTAGGGAGCGCCAGATAGGCCTCCCGCGTGAGGACGGAGCCGGGGGAGGAGCTCAGGACCGCGGCAGTCCACGGGTCGGCGCCTATCTGGCGGCCGAGTTTCCCCGTGGCCCCGCGGTGACCGGCGCGCGAAGGACCCAAGGAGCTGTCTACCTCTTGAAGGTAGGAGCTCTCAACATCTTGGAGCCTACGCGCGCGGGCCTGAGCACTCCCCGGCCCGTCCCCAATAGGCGGAAAGTCCGAGTCGTATACGTTGCGCTTGGCGAGCGCAGTGACGGCCGAAGCCGACGCATTCCTTTCACGACGCACCATATCGCGAAAGAGCTTGTCCGCGTTGCGACGCTGAGCTCGGTTGCCACGCCCTCTCCAGGGCGCGGCCGACCGGCCAGCGCTTGTCGCAGCGCGGGCGAAATGCCTTTT